GATCAGCCACGCGCCGTTAGGCGCATTAGGGCCACCCCTGGGGCCCAAGCGATCCGAGAACACACCAGATCAAGCACTGTCAAGCAATCTGGCTCAGACTCTCAGGATTTTTTAGGGGAAGGGGGGTTCGAAAGGATTTGGGAAGCCTTCCCCGCACCCGCCGCCTTCCCTCGGAACGAGCGCGCGGGGGTTCGCCTGAGTTCGTGGGATTCCGGCCCTGGCCGGATAGCGGAGCATGCAACCGCCTAGGCCCGTATCTGTGCGGATCTCTCCGCACGGAAATCAGAATTGTTTCCCAGGAAGGGGAATCCCGAACCGAAAGAGGTTGACGACATGGCCGGACCACCGCCTATGCCCTCGAAGCTGGTCGAGCTGAAGGGCAATCCCTCGAAGAAGAAGCTTTCCGGTGCTGAACCGGAGCCTACGCGGGGTGCCCCTAGGCCCCCCGCTGATCTTCAGGGCGAAGCGTTGGCCGAATGGGGCCGTGTCGTCCCCGAGCTTGACGCCCTGGGGCTTCTTACGAAGGTCGACAGGGCCTATCTGGTGGCCTACTGCGAAGCCTGGGCAACCTTCGACCAGGCTCGGGCCGCGATGCGGGAATACGGCCCTCTTGTGGCCGGCCGAGACGGCGGATTGGTCAAGAATCCTGCCGCTCAGGTGATGCGGGATGCCGCTGATCTGATGTTGAAGTTTGGTAGCCGCTTCGGCTTGTCGCCTAGCGACCGTACGCGGCTTTCTGTGCCCTCTCGGGCCGAGGACGGCCCCGACGCTCAGGTTCTCTCTCTCCTGAGCTGAGCGGGGCACACAGACCCCTTCTCGGGGGTCAGGGGTTGAACACTCACGTTGACCAGCGAGGGCGGTCGCGGTCCGTGGGTGTTCCCCCGTTGGGGACGTAGCTCAGTTGGAAGAGCTACCGGGTGAAATCCGGTGCGCGGGGGTTCGAAGCCTCCCGTTCCCGCAGTGGGGTAGCTCCCCTGTTCCTGAAACTCCCCCTGATCAGGGGACGGAGGGAACGCGCGCTTAGTTCAGCGGACAGAACTCCCCCGGAGAGGGGGCAACGCGGGTTCGAATCCCGTAGCGCGCCCAATACGTTTACACGTCTTCTCTGAACGGGGTTCGTCTTGTCTCAGGTAACTAGTTCCGACCGGGCTTATCGGCTCTTCATGGCCGAGGACATTCCGAGCGAGACGTTCACGCTCACTGTGGGCGTAGAGAGAACGCCCGAGCTTGATCAGGTCGCTATCGACTACATGAACGCGAAGCTTGCGCTGTATGCGGCCGTCAATCCTGGCCGCTACTTCCCCGACCGGAATCTCTACTTCTCGGGAACCCTCACGGTTTCCGAGGTCACCTCGGAGAGTGCCAGGCTCTATCCGACTTACGTCTAGCAGGAGCAACACCCATGCCCACCATTTCCGGCGATGAAGAGTGCGCGGTTCACAAGAACCATATGCCGAAGCCTTACGGCACCGACCTTCACCACGTATGGCCGAAGGGCATGGGCGGCCCGGACGTGGCAGAGAACAAGGTTCCGGTATGCGCTACCGGTCACCAGAACATTCACCGGCTTCTCTCGAAGCTGGTCGACGGCCAGGGCGTCATTCCCTGGGAGGCCGAGAGGGCCTTTCATCCGGGCGAACGGAAGTACGCCAGGCTTGGCTATGAGCGGTCCGTAAGGGGCGCCCTGTGACCGTGAAGAAGCGCCGTAGGCGTAGGCCGGCGGGGTGGCTGTCTCGTCGCGAGTACGCGATAAAGCTTCGCTGTGAACAGTGGGATGTTCCTTACTCGAAGGTGAGTCGAGCGAAGGTCTTCAACCGTGACGGTTGGGTGTGTCAGCTTTGCGGCGAACCTATCGACCGGGTGATTCGGTTCCCGAAGCCACTCAGTAAGTCACTCGACCACATAGTTCCCCTGTCCCATGGCCCCGGTACTCCGGGGCACGTCGAGAGCAATTGCCAGGCCGCACATCTGGGCTGCAATTCCTCGAAGGGCAATCGCGTGTGAGTGATCCCGTTCGATAACCGGTCTATCTCCGATGCAAAGACCGGGAAACGAGGGGGCAAGCGTGAGCGACATTATCCGCTCTCCCTTCGGTCCGATCGATCCTCGCGAAGGCTTCTTTCAGTACGACGAAAAGCGTGCAACGCACGCTATCAACTTCGTTGAGAAACTGATTGTCCATACGAAGGGGCGCCATGCGGGCGCCCCCTTCATTCTCGACGAGTGGCAGAAGAACGAGATTGTTCGGCCGCTCTTCGGAACGATGATGTGGGATGACCAGTACGAGGAATACGTTCGGCAGTACCGCATTGCGTGGCTAGAGATGGCACGCAAGAACGGGAAGAGCGAACTTCTCTCGGCCTTCGCGCTTCTCGGCCTGGTGGGCGATAACGAAGAGTCCGCTGAAGTCTATTCGGTGGCGGTCGACCGCGACCAGGCCGGTTTGGTGTACAACACCGCGAAGCGCATGGTCGAGCTGAATCCGATTCTGAACAATCGACTCGAAATCATCGACTCGAAGAAGCGGATTATCGACCGGAAGACGAACAGCTTCTATCAGGTCTTGCCCGGTGACGCTGCGGGTGCCCTCGGCACGAACCCTTCAATGGTTCTGTTCGATGAGGTACTGACGCAGAAGGACCGGCATCTCTGGGACTCCATGAGACAGGGCTTCGGTACCCGTCGACAACCAATCATGATTGCGGCGACAACGGCCGCATATCGAACCGCGGCCTTCGCCCTTGAAGAGCACGAACACTCTCTTCGTGTTCGCGAGGATCAGAACCTAGATCCCGCGCGCTTCGTGTTCGCGCGCAACGTTCCCGACGATTGGGATTGGAAGGACGAAGGCAAACCGCCCTCGGCCGAGCATCCTCGGGGAACGGGCTGGTATCTCGCTAATCCCGCTCTCGGGTCCTTCCTGAACATCAACAACCTGCGGGCCGAGGCCATGGAAGCGGCCGAGAAGCCTACGGCTCAGAACAGCTTCCGAGTCTTCCGCCTGAATCAGTGGGTGTCTCAGGCGAACCGATGGCTCGACATGCACCTATGGGACGAGAACGGTTCCCTGAAGGTCGACCGGGACCGGCTGAAGGGCCGTACCTGCGTCGGCGGTATCGACCTGGCCGCAACGGGCGACTTCAACGCGTGGCTTCTCCTCTTCTCTGGCACCCCTACGGACCCGGACGGCGAAGGCTGGACGGTGCTCCCGCATTTCTGGGTACCTCGGCCGGCGGTCGAGAAGCGGTCGAACATGAAGAGCCACTTCGAGGTTTGGGAGCGTGAGGGTTTCCTCACGGTGACCGAGGGTCCGACTACGGACTTCAAGGCCATCTTCCGGCACATTGCGAAGGACGCTGAAGACTTCCGTATTCGCTTCTTCGGCTATGACCCGTGGAATGCCACACAGCTTGTGAACGAGCTTGAAGAGCAGGGCCTTACGGCCGTGAAGGTGCCGCAGAGTGCGGCCAGGCTGAATGATCCCTCGAAGGCTATCGAGTCCGCTCTAGCGGGCAGGGAATTGCACCATGGCGGGCATCCGGTGCTTCGTTGGATGGCGGATAACGTCGAGCTTGACGTGACCGGAGACGGTTTGGTGAAGCCTTCTAAGGCGAAGTCGGGCGAGAAGATCGACGGCATTGCCGCTCTCGCTAACGCGTTCTTCCTGACTGCCCTCCCGGCAGACGAAGAGGCGCATGTGACCTTCTTCAACTTCAACGAAGAGTATTCGGACTCTGAACTAGAGGCTCTTCTTACTCCTGCCACTCGGCAGGAGGAACGGGAAGCGTACTTCTTCCCTGACGACGATTAGGAGATTCATGGATCGGCCCAACGTGGGCCGCTCCCTCCGTAACGTCGCGTCTTCCTTTGTCCCGAACGTCTTTCAGGTTGGCAGTCTCGGCTTCATTGCCGTTGGTGCCTACGACGTTGCGCGCCCTCTTGGGCACTTCGCGGTGGCCGTGTGCCTCGGGCTTATCGGTTACGCCACGGACGGGGGTAAGCGGCAGTGAGCCTGTTTACACGCATCGGAGAGATACGCGCGGCCCTCGGGGGCCTGGCTTCCGATTGGGAACGTGACGTCGAGTCGTTCGGTACCCGGACGGCTTCAGGCCGGAAGGTTTCTCGCCGGTCGAGTCTTCAGATGGTCGCGGTATACGCCTGTCAGTCCCTCATTGGTGACGCGGTCGCGTCGCTTCCGGTGGACCACTACACGACGATTAGCGGCCGGAAGGAAACCTTCGCCCGGTCGCCACAGTGGGTGAAGCAACCCAACATGTACCAGACCTCTTACGAGTTTTGGTTCCGGGTAGTTATCAGCCTGCTGTCTGACGGTAACGCGTTCATCTTCACTGGTCGGAATGACCGTGGCGAAGTGCAAAACCTGTACTGCCTTCACCCTGGGAACGTCCACATTCTTGACGGCCCGTTCGGGGATAACCGGTACGAGGTTTCAGACGACCACGGCAACATTCAAGGCGTCTTCGACCGGTCGCAAATCTTGCACATTCCGGCCTTCACGGTTCCGGGTGTGAGTCGCGGCCTGTCGCCTGTCGACACGGCCAGAGAGGCTATCGGCCTCGGGCTTACGGCCGAGGAATTCGGTTCGAGGTTCTTCGAGCAGGGAACGACGATGGCCGGCGTCATCGAGCATCCTGGGGCCCCTCGGCCGGACGAAGCGAAGCTTCTCCGGGACATGTTCCGGAAGACGCATGCGGGTGTGAAGAACTCCCATTCGGTCGGTGTGCTGACTGGTGGTGCGACCTTCAAGCCGATCACGCTTAGCCCTGAACAGGCTCAGTTCTTGGAGACTCGGCGATTCCAGAAGGCCGAGATTGCCCTTCTGTATCGCGTGCCCGCGTATCTGGTCGACTCCTCGGTTAGCTCGACCTGGGGAACCGGTATCGAGGAACAGAACAAGTTCTTCGTAGACCAAACGCTAATGCCGTGGATTGTGCGTATCGAGCAATCGGTATCGACCTTCCTTCTCCCTGGCCTTCAGTACATCCGGTTTAACGTCGACGCTCGACTTCGAGCGAAGACGAAGGACCGTTACGAGTCCTATCAGACGGCACTCTCTAACGGCTTCCTGAACGCCGATGAGATTCGGGCTATGGAAGACCTCGGCCCCCTGCCTAAGAAGCTCGGTCAGCGGTATTACAGGCCGCTGAATCTGGGTGTTGTGGGCGAAGAGGATAAGGCCCCGAAGGAAACGAAGCCTCCGGCCGGCACTGACCCCCTGGCCCCGCCGAATCCCCCGGTTGATCCGAACGCGGACCCGAACGCACAGCAGGACCCGAACGTAACGGATCAGGGGAACAAGGATGCAAATGGAGCGTAGGGCGGTCCCTACAGAGTTCGAGATTCGGTCCGAGGGCGGGAAGTTCAACTTCTACGGCTACGCGCTGAAGTGGGATGCCCGTTCCTCGAACCTCGGCGGCTTTCGTGAGCGGGTGGCCATGGGTGCCACTTCCGACAGTATCGGCCGTGACGACATTCGGGCTCTCTTCAATCACGACCCGAACATGATCCTCGGTCGGAACCGAAGCGGCACGCTTCGCCTTTCCGAGGATTCCGAGGGCCTTCACTATGAAGTCGATATGCCTGACACGACTTATGCGCGTGATCTGGCAACCGCTATGGAGCGTGGCGACGTTTCACAGTCGTCTTTTGGCTTCAAGGTAAGCGGCCCCGAGGGCGATACCTGGGCCGAGGACGAAGACGGTTTTCCGCTTCGCACTCTTCAGAAGGTCGCTCTCTTCGATGTCTCGCCGGTGACTTATCCGGCGTACACCGATTCCACTTCCGGAGTCGGTTCCCGTGCCCTCGCTTCTCTTGCTGAGATGCGCGGGATTGCAGTAGCGCGGCTGGATTCGCCGGAAGCGATCCGGGCCGCTATTCGAGGTGACGAGACTCCGACGCTAAGCGAAGCGCGGGCCGTTCCCCTCGATCTGTACGACAGAGACGGCGAAGCACTCGCGCTCTCGATTCGTGCAATGCGGCTCTAGGTCGCCTTTTTTTGGCTCCGAAACTAGTATTGGGAATAACTATGGATTTCGCTGCACTGGCGAATGCCGCGCTCGAAGAGCGCATGAAGCTGGTTACCGAGCTTCGTTCCGTCGAGTCTGACTCGACCCTGTCCGACGCTGAGAAGCGCGAGCGTGTCGAGCGCATTGACCGTGACGTGGTCCGGCTTGAGGCCGAGGCCCGAGACGCGGTCGAGCGTGGCGAGCGTGAGGCGGAGGTTCGCACCATTGCCCAGCGCGCGGGCGGCCTGGTCCTGCCCGGTGCCCCCGAGGGCCGTTCCGGTGAGCGTGACGAGGCTTCAGAGCTTCGCTCTCTCGCGCGCGGTGAGGTTGCGGGCGTCGACTTCGACCTTCGTACGGCGACCAGCGGCACGGCCGCGAACGCCGGTAACACCTTCTCGAATACCTTTGTGGCTCAGGTCATTGAGGCTATGCGTGTTCGGTCCGACTTCTTCTCGAAGGCTCGGGTTCTCACCACGGGTTCCGGCGAAACGATGGAGTGGCCGGTCAAGAACGGTCGCCCGACTGCTGCGCAGGTTTCCGAGAACGTCGCGTACGGCAAGTCTGACGAGTCGTGGACCAAGACGAACATTGGCGCCTATAAGTACGGCGTCATTGTCGAGGCCACGAACGAGATTGTCGATGACTCTCAGCTTGACATCCTCGGCATTCTCGCCCAGGACGCGGGCGAGGCTGTCGCCGATAAGGTCATGGCTGACCTTCTGGTCGGTAACGGCACCGGTAAGCCGTGGGGCTGGATCACCCGTTCTACGGGTGCCGTCAACGCCGCGAACCTTGCGGGTGTCTCCACTGACAACCTGATCGACCTTCAGCACTCGATTCTTCGCCCGTACCGGAAGAACGCGGTCTTCATGACCTCGGATTCTGCGGTTCAGGGCCTTCGGAAGCTGAAGGACACGACCGGTAACTACATCTGGCAGCCTTCGCTTCAGGCGGGCGCCCCGGACACCATTCTTGGTACTCCGATTCTGACTGACCCGAACATCGTCACCTCCGGTGCCGGTGCGAAGGTTCTCGTCTACGGCGACCCCTCGAAGTACCTGATTCGACAGGTCAAGAACCTGCGAGTCGTGCGCTCCGACGAGTACGGCTATGACCGTGACGTGGTCGCCTTCAAGGTGACGTGGCGTGGCTCCGGTGACCTCTTCGACACCGCTTCCGTCAAGGCTCTGACCGTTACCGCGTAATGGTCCTCGGCTCGGCCCCTTCGGGGGCCGGGCCGGTCCTGTCTTGAAGGGGTGTTCATGAAGGTTCGAATTCTTGAAAGCGGGTCCGGTCTTCTCGATGGAGAGCCGTTCCCGAATGTTGGCGATGTGGTCGAGCTTCCTTCGGGACTGGCCGTGTCGCTTCTGAATGACAAGCGCGCTGAGATCGTGGCCGGCAACGCCGCTGAATCGCGCGAGACGGCCGCTTCTGCGGCCCCTGAGAAGCGGGGCCCCGGTAGGCCCCGCAAGACCGCGTAAGGGGGCACTGTGCGGTTTCTGAGCGGTAGGGCCGTCACTCTGTCGCACGTCTTCCTAGACGACGAGACACCTATGGTCGTCCCTTCTGTTTTGGTGACCGTGCGGGATGCCCTGGGGGCGACCGTTTACACGGGCAGTGCGACCAGCTCGGGGACGACGTGGACGGCCAGTCTTCCGGTACAGCCGGAGGGCGTTTACACGGTGTCGTGGGTGGCCGGCACAACGGCCGCGGATCAGGACCGCTTCGAGGTTGTCGGGGGGTTCCTGTTCACCCTGCCCGAAGCGCGCGGGTCCGACATGGACCTAACGGACGCTACGCGGTTCCCTACAGCCGAACTACGCCACTACCGCGAGGTAGTTGAAGACGAGTTCGAGCGGATCACGGGGCGATCCTTCGTGCCGCGTACGGCACGCGTCGAGGTCGAGGCCGACGACACGTCGAGCCTGTTCCTGGGCTACTTCGATGTGGCCGCCCTGGCGGCCGTTGAAGGCCCCTCTGGGCCCGTCGACATCGCGGGGTGGGCCGTCGACTCTGCGGGCTCCGTTCGGGCCCCGTACGTCCTGACAGACGGCGACCGGTACACGGTCACGTTCGTCTACGGCTTCCCCCAGGTCCCCGAGGACGTGAAGCGGGCCGGTCTTCTGCGGCTTCGCTCTCTCCTGACTGCCGAACGGTCCGGCATCCCGGACCGCGCTACGGCCTTCGTCGCGGCCGAGGGCGGGAACTTCACTCTGGCCACGGCCGGACGGAACGGGTACGAGACGGGCCTTCCCGATGTCGACGCGGTTCTGAAGCGGTACACGTACCGCATTTTCTATGACGTGTTGGGGGTGTCGCGGTGAGTACGAATGCGTTCGCCGCTAAGGCCGCCCTACGGGACATGATCAAGGCTCTTCCGGCCCTTGCGGGTTATCAAGTCACCTGGGGCTACCCGACCAGGAACCCCGAGCGCCGTTGGGTGTTCGTCGGTGAAGTCATGTGGCCCGATTCGCAATGGGTGACGAACCGAAGCCGTGAAGAGACCTTCGAGGTCAGCGTGATTGTGAACGCGCAGATTTCCGGGGCCACGGCCGAAGAGGTCGAGAACGAGCTTCAGCGCATGGCCGCCGGTATCGAGGACGGCATGAAGGCGACACCCAATCTCGGTATTCAGTCCGTTGTCACTACGGACTTCGTCCCTAAGAAGCTGTCTAGCTTCCCCTCGGATCAGGTCTATGAAGGCCAGTTCGAAGCGATTGTTCGTGTGAAGGCGAGACTCTGAATTGAAGACCCTTGTGTATGACGGCCCGTACGGGGCCGTAGATGTTCCATCCCTCGGCATTACTGCCGAACAGGGTCAGCCTGTCGAGGTCGCCGACGACGAGATAGCGTCGGCGCTTCTTCGCCAGGGGTGGCAGGAAGTTAAGGCGAAGAAGGAGACGGCTAAGTAATGGCCACGATTTTTGATCAGTACATCGGTGTCATCGACGAAGTCGCCTACGGCACCGCAATTCTTCCGACGAAGTTCTTCGAGTTCACCGACGAAGGCATTGAAGGCAAGTACGAGCGGATTGATTCCGAGGGTATTCGTCCGGGTACTCGGGTGCTTCGAAGCGACCGCTTCGCGGTCAACCCGAAGGGCGCCGAGGGCGACGTAAAGATGGAAGTCCAGTCCTCGGGCTTCGACTTCTGGCTTAAGCACATGTTCGGCGGCCTTGCCTCGGGTGCCCCTACGGGTGGCTTTATCACTCACACGGCAACTCTCGGCGACCTGAACGGCAAGAGCTTTACGGCTCAGGTGGGCCGGGTGGACAACACCGGAACTCTGACGCCCTTCACGTACGAGGGTGGCAAGGTCAAGGAATGGGAGCTTACGAACGCCGTTGACGAGCTTCTGAAGCTGTCCGTGACTACGGACTTCGCTAAGGAGACGATCGGGGCCGGCACGGGTGCCTATGCGGCGGCCACGCCTACCTATGTCGCGAATACGAAGCTCTTCAGCTTCGCGGGTGGCACGGTGACTGTCGGGGGTTCTGCCTTCCAGATCAGTGACTTCTCTCTGAAGGCCAGTAACGGCCTGAAGGATGACCGCTACTTCATCCGGAACACCGGTAAGAAGAGTGAGCCGCTGGAGTCCGAGCTTCGCAAGTACGAGTGGTCGATTAAGGGTGAGTTCGGCGGTACGACTCAGATCAACCGCGTTGCGGCCGCTATCGCGAGTGGCGCTGTCGCTGACATCACGGTTCTTTGGGATGGGCCGGACAACTCTCAGTTCAAGGTTCAGATGCCCTTCGCTCGATTCGACGAAGGGCCGGTGTCTGTGGGCGGCATGGACGTTGTCTCTCAGGACCTTTCCGGTATCGCCCTGACGGACGGTACCGCGTCCCCCGTCACGGTCACCTATAAGGCTCTTCAGTAAGGGCTGAAACTAGTATTGGGAGAACTGGGCTATGGCCACTGAAGGCATTTACGCGAATGTCGAGGGCCTAGCCCAGTTCACCCGCGCTCTCGCGCGCACTGGGGCTGACGGTATGCGCGCCGAGGTGAAACAGGCGAACTTTGACGTTGCCGACAAGCTGACTCAGGCCGCGAAAGAGAAGGCTACCGGCCTTTCTCGTCAGCAGAGAGCGGCAGCTAATTCCCTTCGGGCAACGAAGACACAGAACTATGCGGCCGTCCGTCTCGGTACGGCCCGTAAGCCGTACGCCCTAGGCGCCGAGTTTGGCGCTAAGAAGCTCACCCGTAATGGCGTTGTCGCCCGAGGCTTCAAGCCCTGGCGAGGCAACCAATTCAACGGGTGGGCCGGCGGCCCCGGTTACTTCCTTCATCCCTCGATTCGCGAGAAGGGCCCTGCCCTTATCCGCGAGTACCAGAACCACATTGACCGCCTAATGTCGGAGGCATTTCCAGAATGAGCAACACCCCCGAGAGCATTTCTCTTCGCATTGACCCTGACGTTCTCACCATCGGTGACCTTGAAGACTTCGAGGACGTTGTGGGGGCCGCTATCTACGACGTTCTTTCCCCTCGGCCGGTGATCGGCCCGGACGGGAAGAAGGTTCTCGACGAGAAGGGCCGTCCCGAGCTTGAGACGAAGATTCCGACTAAGGCCCTGAAGGCCCTTATCTGGATTTCTCAGCGCGTCGATAAGCCTGACTTCACTCTTCAGGATGCGCGCAACGTCAAGGTTTCTGCGCTTGAGCTGGTCGGCTCCGAGGACGGCCAGGGAAACGACGAAGAGCAGAGCGCCTGAAGGAGCGGGCGGCGTTCTGCCATTTCTACCGCATGACTCCCGTGGAAGTGCGGCGCCTTAAGGCGGCGGAGTATCGCGCTTTCTGCGAGTACATGAACGAATTTAACGCTAGGCGGGAGTCTTTGTAATGGCGGATTCGAGGACGCTTCGCGTTGTCATTGTCGGCAACGCCGATTCAGCCCAGAACGCAATTCAGGGACTCGCTGACACTTCCGAGAGCACCGGCTCTCAGGTCGACGCCATGGGCGGAAAGTTCGGCAAGTTCAAGGGCATGTTGGGGGGCCTGGGCGCAACGGTCCTGGCCGCCCTGCCTGTCGCCGGTCTCATGGCCTTTCAGGAAGGGCTAGACGAGATTGGTAACCGGGCCAAGCTTGCGGCTTCCATGGGCCTTACGGGCAAGGATGCGGCGAAGGCCGGCAAGCTTGCCGGTGACCTCTATGTGAGCGGCTTCGGCGAGTCGACGGCGGAGACTGGCGAGATCGTTAAGCGGGTCCATGACGACCTGAACATGTCGGTTAACTCGGTCGACTTCAAGCCGATTGCCGACAAGGTAGCCACCATATCCAAGGTCATGGATCAGGATATCGGCGGCACGACTAAGGCCGTCTCTAACCTTCTCCGTAACGGCCTGGCGAAGAACGCAACCGAAGCTCTCGATATTGTCGCAGCGGGCTTCACTCACGGTGTCGACAAGTCGGAAGACTTCCTTGACACCCTGAACGAGTACGGAACTCAGTTCCGGAAGATGGGCCTTGACGGCGCTACGGCTACCGGGATTCTTTCCCAGGGCCTTAAGGGCGGTGCCCGAGATGCTGACCTGGTCGCGGATGCGATTAAGGAATTCAGCATTCGAGCCATTGACGGTAGTGCGTCCACGGCTCAGGGCTTCAAGGAAATCGGTCTGAACGCTGGTGACATGGCGAAGCGTATCGGCAAGGGCGGTAAGTCCGCTTCTGACGCGCTTCAGGAAACCATGGACAAGCTTCGGAAGATGAAGGACCCGGTTAAGCAGTCTGGGGCGGCGACAAAGCTTTTTGGTACGCAGGCCGAGGATCTCGGTAAGGCCCTTTATTCGATTGACCCGAAGAGCGCGGTTGAGTCTCTCGGGAAGGTCAAGGGCGCGGCTCAGCAGATGTCCGACACCATGCATAAGAACGCTGCGGCGAAGGTCGACACGTTCATTCGCAAGATCAAGTATGGCTTTACGGATGCTGCGGCTAAGGCCATTACGGCTTTTCAGGGGTTGGGTACGAAGCTTTCCCCGGTGTTTGACAAGGTCGGGCAGGCCGCGGCCCCCCTGAAGAAGAGCCTGGGCGATATCGGCTCGAAGATCAAGACGAGTTTCGAGACGGGCGCCGCACGTACGGCGCTCGACCAGCTCAGCGTGAAGCTGAAGGGCATTTGGCAGGAGGTTGGGCCGGCGCTCTCTGAGTTTGTGGGGTTCTTCAAGACTCAGCTAATGCCGGTGTTCCAAGAGCTGTGGACGAAGGCTCAGCCGGTTCTAGTGCAACTCTGGTCGACCTTTAAGACCTACCTCGACTTTATCAAGGTTGAGATTGGGCTTTTCATTGACGTCGTGAAGTGGCTTTGGCAGACCTTCGGGCAAACCATCATCAGCTATGTGAAGACTGCATGGGATGCCATTTGGCAGATCATCGGCGGCGTTCTGTCGATTATCCAGGGTATCTACAACACCTTCATCGGTATCTTCACCGGCAACTGGTCCCAGGCTTGGAATGGTATCAAGCAAATATTCTCCGGCATTTGGAACGTCATCGTCGGCGTATTCAAGGCCGTATGGGGCACCATAAAGGCCGTCCTGAAGCTCGGGCTCGACGCCGTAAAGGGTCTTTGGTCCCTGGCGTGGAAGGGTATTAGCTCTGTCTTCAAGAGCATATGGAGCAGCATAACGGGCTTCTTCTCGGGCGCCCTGGGGAAGCTGAAGAGCCTTGCGTCCACGGGCGTTAGCGCTGTGAAGAACTTCTTCGTGAGCGGCTTCCAGTCGCTCTATACCAGCGTTAAGGGAAAGATCGGTTCCCTTGTCGAGACGGTGAAGAGCATCCCTGGCAAGGTGAAGAGCATCCTTAGCGCTCTTCCCGGTCAGCTTCTCACTATCGGTAAGAACCTCATTCAGGGACTTATCAACGGCATTAAGGGCGCATGGCACAAGGTCAAAG